GGTCGAAATCCAGCTAGGCCGCGCACTCGTCGTCGCACCCCTGATCCGAATGGCCGCAGCGCGTCCGTAGCCGCGAACACCGCGCCAGCCCCGGTAGACCTGATCGGCAGACCCCCAGAGACCGATGCCCCACTTGGCAATGCCCCAGAGCGCCGCCGTGGTCGGGCTTTCGACCGTCACGCCCTCGAAGGTCTTGATCTGGAAATCCAGGTTCAATTCAACCGCAGCGGACGGATTGCCGTCGGACTGAAAGATCGGTTCAACCCGCTTGAAGCCCTTCACCGTCTGCGGCGTGTCGAAATACGAGAACGCCTGCAAGCCATCCCATTCGATGTTGGTCCCGGCATCGCTGTTGCCGTCATCGTACTTGTAGACAACGCCATTGCCGCCGATGTACGCCTCATTCCCCTTCATCGCCCAACACGCGGCATTGATGCCCGTGAAGCGACAGGCGGACCCGGTAATCGTGTTGAACACGAACTGGTTAAACTCGTCATTCCCCTGCGGGATGTTGAAGATCAACTGCGTCCCCTTCGGATACAGGAACGGCTGCCAGCCGAAGCGGTCGCCGTTGTCCCGGACCTGATCGTTGACCGCCTTGTTGATCTTCTGCGACAGCGCGATGATTTCCGTCTGCGAACGGTCCCGCACAAGCGCCGCCGACATCGGAATGAAGCCGTCCTGGGTGACGATGATCAAATCACCGCCCGCCTTGATCATGCACCGACGCCCGATAGGCCGACCGATGCGGAACACGCCGACGAGAGACCACATAGACGCCGAAGACGGGTTTGTTCCGTTGTAGACAATCGCCTCGCCTTCGGACGTGATGAACACGGCCACATCGTCTTGACCGTCGCCCGCGTCACGGGTCCACGTTCCCATCGCCATGATGTAACCGCCCAGCTTGGCGATCCCGGCGAGAGAGAAGGACGAGAACGTGCCGCCGATGGCATTGGTCCCGCCGTAGTAGGCTGTCAGGCTGTTGACCTCGCCTACCCACAACCGCCTTTGGTGGAGATTGCACCACACCAGATTGGCAATCGTCGGGCCGGAAATGGTCGAGTTCGCCCAACTGGAACCGTTGTAGGTACGCGGCGTATCAGCCCCGTTACAGATAAAGACGAACTGCCCGCCACTCGTTCCGATCTGGACCTGCTGGAACCTGTCATTCGACAGTCCCGTGACGACAGCGGCCCCCACGGCCCCGGAACTCGACACGTCGTAAATGTTGCCGTCATTGACCGCGAACAGCTTGCTTGTGCCGGTCAGCGGCGTGTACTCAACCAGCGTCTCCACGAGACCGGACATCCCCGTAGCGTGGCTGGTGATGCCCCTCCGAACCGTTATCTTGTCCGTGGTCGGAAACCAGTTATCGAGAACGATAGCGTCCTCGACCGGCATATCCGCCAAGGCGTCACGGGTGTTCCACCCCCCAACCGGCGGCGGGAGGGATTTGGACTTCGATGCCGATTGCACTAGAAGCGGTCCTTGCTCCGAGCGCCCGGCGCACCCGACCCCGTACCGCTGCGGCCATCACCCGAAGCCCCACCGCGTCCACCAGCCCGATTGCCGAGGTTGCTGGTGCGGGCTGCCCTGCGGCTATCCGTCGTGGACCCCGTGCGGCTATTGAATCCGCGCTCCTTGCCGAAGTTCTCCTTCTCGTGCATGGCGTCGGTATACGCACCGAATGCCCTGTCCATGTTCTGATTGGCGAACGACCGCGCACCCAACAGGCCAAGCGTCATGCCCGGCACCGGAGCCGCCATTGCCAGCCCAAGAGCGACCGGCGAATTAAGCGCGTTCGCCAGACTGAGGGACTGCGACATATTGCCGATAGGACCCCCGAGAGACCCGGCAAGGCTGCGATTGCGGTTGCGGCCACGCATGAGAGGAGGGGCGATCATGAGAACACCGCGTCTACTGAGGTGATGGTGGGAACGCCGTCGAAGTGGCGACCGCCCCGGAAGATATCGGCAACCGTTAGGATGCCGCCGTTGGGCTGGTCGTTCTTCAATAGCGTTTTAAGGTAGTTGTTGAGGTCGCGCTCCGCCTTGGCGGCGGTCGGCTGACCCTCGGAATCGAGGTAGGCGTAAATCAGCGAGAGCGTCAGCAATTCCTCGTCGAGGATGCCGGTGTCGGTATCCGCCGCGAACGCCGTCTGCCCCGTGCCGCCGGAGGACTGGCACCAATTCTGGCTGACATACTCAAACGCGAGGGTAGACCCCGCTGAGTACGCAGGGATGATGAACACGGAATCCCCGCGATAGATGAACTTGCGTTGCGTCCCCGTATAGGAACTCGCAACCAATCCCTGCCACTCGACGGCGGTAATCGGCCCGGCGATCTGACGGAGGTTAGTGCGGTCCCAGAACGTCTCAGGCACGAAGCGGTCGAAATCGGACGGAATCGCCCCGGTCTGCTCAAGCCCGGATACCGTGGTTAGCGTCTGCTCTTTCCGCAGCACTTGCCACGCGGCGCTTTTCATCAACGCCTTGCCGGACTTGTTCAACAGCCGCAGGAACACCTGCACATCGGGATCGGTGTTGGCGGCAACCGTCGCCGGTTGCGTTGCGCGAACCTCATCCGCTGCGTCCTGAACGATGCTAAGAAGCGTCACGCGACCTCCAAAGTGTCATAGATTTCCTTGCAGACCTTCACCACATCATGCTCCCCGTGCTTTACGAGAGCCGGAAGCAACCCGTTACAACGAACAGTGATGTAGGATGGGAACCGGCGAACAATCTTCGCCATCTCCTCCGCCTGCATAAGCATTTGTGGCGATGTCAGGTACTCCCCCCCGCCACATTCAACGATGATTTCCCGGCCCATGCCTTTAGGGTGTTTGTATGCGTGGCCCTGGCCAGCCGTCTTGCTGCTGTCACATCCGAAAAACGTGATGTGTCTATGCCCACGCCAATGTGCGAAGAACGGAACAGTCCCCGCCGACGTTGTGACGTGCTGGTGTTCATCTTTACCTGTGCCGAGAGGGACTATTTCAATTTTCGTCCCTTCCGCTATCAAGCGGCTGAGTAGCGCCGGACTCACGAAATCACCAAGGACGGCCCGCGCCACTCCATCCACGCCCGGGAAAACCGGGTCTATCGTGTAGAGGGTTGCGTCAATTCCATTATCCCGACACCATACCCACGTATAGTTGACGGCCCATATTTCACCGTCCCACCCTCGCAACTCGTCCAGATGGTCGTTAATACTTGGCGCACCGCCGACCACGGCGAGGCTGGGAGCCGCAGCCCCGACCTTGCCCGGCTTGATAACCGGAAGGCCGAGGCTCCGACTGTAAGATTTGTGGCGGGCGATTGTTTCGGCAGATACCGAACTTACCGCCTCAAACCTCAACCCCATTACGAGTCAGCAATCAACCCGAGCGACTCCAAAGCCGCCGAAAGCGACTGGAGGTTGCTGACCACCGTTGCAATGGTTGCGCCCGTTGCGACCGCAGTAACGGTCTGCTGGGCAATGGCCGTGACGCCGTAGAACGAAATGAGGTCGGACGTATCCTGACCCACCGAAACGCCGTCGGGACCGCCATCGGAAAGCTGTTTAACAGCCATGTGCTTTCTCCTTCAAAAGGAACGGGGCCGAAGCCCCGCTCATGGTTACGCAGTGCCGCTAAGGCGCACGGCCTGACGCGGATCAATGGCCTTCACGCCGTACAGCATGTCGAGACGCCACATGGAATGGTCGTTGATGCCGTCATAGACGGGGATCACGCGAACCGAGGTTCCCTTGTAGGTCTCGCGGCCCACGTCAGTAGCGCCCGGAGGCGAAACCAACGGAACCGACACCAGCGCGAAGGCGTTCTTGTTGAACACCATGTTCTGCCGGTAGTTGGTCGAAGCCGTACCTACGCCAGTAATGGCCTTGGTGTTCAGGTCCGTGGTGCCGGAAGCAACGGCAACATTCTGCTGCGCCCCCGTCCAGATCATCGCCGGGCTGATGACCAGCGAGTTACTGGAGTACGAAACAACGGTGAACTGCTTGGAGAAACCAAGGTCCGCTTTCGTCACCGGGTTGACCGCGTTCACATCGGCAATCGTGATCACATCACCGGCAACGAACGTGCCGCCAGCAATCGTGATCGTCTGCTGATTGGTCGTGCGAACGTCCGAGTACGCAATCGTCGAGGTCGTGATAGACTGGTTGACCGTGACGGTCGTGAAGTCGGAACCCGTGGTATGGGTGGCGACGTTCTGCGACATGTACGTATCGACACCGCCGATCATGCCAAGCGAACCCTTGCGATAGGCACCCTTCGCCACGTCCTGCATGTACAGGCTGGTCTGCGAGCCGAGAAGGCCCCAGTGGTCAGCCGGAGACAGGACCGCGCATCGGTCGCCAGCAGGGACGCCGTACTCGTCCAGACGTTCCGGCGCTTTCGCAAAGTCAGCGTAGGAATTGACCGTCTGGCCCGGAGTGCCGACCCAGTTGGGGACCTCCTTGTAGAGCGCGTGCAGATCGGTATCGACCTGGTTGGCAAGCTGGATCATCGCCGGACGAATGACGCGCTCGGACAGTTCCTTGATGTCCAGCGTCAGCTCCTGCGACGTGAACTTGAAGTCGATGCCCTTGCGCTTGTCCACGGTGATCGTGGTGCTGCCCTCGACGACATCCTGTGCATTCGCAACAGCGCCGTCACGGACGGTGAAGTCAGTCGGACGGCGGATGGTGATCGAACTACCGACCTCATAGCCGTTGACCTTCTTCGCGAAGTCTTCTTCGTAACCGCGAAACACCTTCTTCGCCATGACCAGCTCGTTGTCGAGAATGGCGACAGCGGCCTTGGCGATGATGCTCGCAGTAAGTTTGGCGTTTGCCATTTCCTTACTCCTTCAGAGGGATAGCGCCGCTTCTCAGCGGTGCGTTGAAATCAGCCCGGTAGGCCGAGGTATTTGGCGAGATCGCCCGTGCTCATGTCCTTGACGGCACGGTTGGCCTTGCCCCCCTTACCTGTCCGACCCTTCACGGGTTCGGCGGGCTTCGGTTTGGGTTTCGGCTTGGAAGCCTGGGACTGCATCTTGTCGAACTGAGAGGCCTTCCAGACGGCGAGCGTCAGGGCCGGGTTCAGCGCCCAATCGCTTTCCGCAGAGTCCTTGTCCATCCCGAGCGCGTTGACCGCATAGTCGATGACCTCCGGCAACTTCTCGGTAGCAAAGCCCTTAACCTGACTCTCGATGACGGCTTTCCCCTCCTCGATGCGGCGGGAGCGTTCCTCCTGCTGCGCATGAGTGAGTTCGCCTTCCTTCTGAGAGACTTGGTTAACGACCCGCTGGAACTCAGCCTGCTTACGCGATAGCTGGTCGGAAACGCGGCGTGCCTGGTCCGGGTTGGACTGCCACATCGCATTCAGATCCAGTTGGGATAGCTGCTCGATCTCGGACTTGAGTTGCAGACCCCTTGAATAGGTGTCGAGAACCTCGCCGTTGATGCTCGTAATCTTCTCGACGGCGGCTTCCCGCGCTTCGAGCGATTTCGACCTCTCGGCAACGTCCTGCAATTTGCGAGCGGTCACGGACTCGGCATTGCGAACGAACTGGTCAACCTCGGTCGCCAATTCCTCCGGCAGCGCGTCCTTCGCTACTCGCAGCTTCTTTCCGTGGAAATTGAACTCGATTTCCTCGGGTTCTTCCCCGTCCTCGGAATCGTCCTCGCCTTCGGTGTCATCGTCTGCCGACGCTTCAACCTCGGACTCGTCCGTATCTGCGGTTTCGGGGGATTCCGTGTCCTCGGCAGTGACTTCCGCTTCGTCCACGGTCACGTCATCTGCCTCGCCATCGCTGGCGAATACAGCGTCTTCGTTCATTTTGTACTCCATCTATGGGATCGGGCGTCTCACGACGCTCGGAGTGCCTACGCAATAAATGCAATTCGCCGGATATTCGCCGCGCAATAAAATTGCGGCGAATTGGCGAGTTACTGAATAGGCGGCTGACCCGGCATCGGCCCTTGCGGTACCGGCGGGGTTCCTTCCGGCGGCACGCCCGGTTGACCCGGAGCCACCATCGGCTGTTGAACAGGCAATCCCTCTGCCTGCTGAATGTTCGGCGGCAACAGCATCTTGAGCCGTTCCGCAACCTTGTCCGCGCCTTGGAAGTCCATGTGTTCCATAAGCACGTCACCAATGAATTGAGCGGAACCTGGGACGGCCCGCATGATCTCAACCAACGTCTCGCGGGTTTCCTCACGCTGCGTGGCGTAGCTAGGCCCGCTGGAGACCGTCACGTCGTAGCGGCCAACCGACAGATTGTAGAGTTCGGGCTTGCCGTCCTCGCCAACCTCGCCGCCGCCGTCCTGCTGCGTCAGCTTAACCACTTTCTCCGCCTCGTCCTCGCCTAGAATGCGGATCGTCTGGCGGGCGCTGTAGACGCTCGGGATGATGTCCACGATGCACTGACCGGCATACCGAATGGCGCGGTTCAGGTTGTCCACGAAGTGGAAATTCGACACGTCGGATTCACGCTGACGGGCCAAGATGGCCTTGCCGCTGGTCTCGTTCGACTGAGCACCCAGAGACGAATCGTAGATCGACATGATAGACTTCATGTCATCGGATGCGTTGGCGGCTTCCTGTAGCGCACCCGTCGGGATCGACGCTGGCGGCTGACGCTGCGGCGCGTTACCGGCAGTCGGGTCGTACTCAAGGTAGGCATACGAACGTGTGTTCGCCGTGTCCCACTTGCCCTGCTGACCGTCCGGCACGAAACCGACCGGACCAACCCACGGAGCCTTGGGCGCAAGCGCAACCAACTCAGTCGCCGCCGTGCGCCAGAAATTGAACATGCTCTGCGGGTCTTTCGCGTCCCGGATCATCGACCGAAAATAACGCCGCCCGTCAACAACGACCTCCTCGCCCCACACAGGGCAAATCGGGATTGTCGGCCCCGGCCACTCCTCCTCGCGCAGGACCTCGTTCGCATTGATAATGCGGTTCTTGACGTTCCACACGTCCACCTTGCGGCGGCGGGACTCCTCAAGGCCCATAAACTGAATGTACATCCGGACAATCTCATCGTCCCTCATGCCGTCCAGCGGCAATTCAGCGGCCTCCGCGGCCATCTTCGCCATGCGCGGCAGATTGTCCTCACGAATGGCCTTCGGCAACTCGCCGTCAGCCGTCTTGAACAGGATCAGGTCCTTTTCGTCCTTCTCGCGCAGCCAATACTCGGACACGCGGATTTGATCTTCCTGCATCCAGTGCTGCGCGTAGTCCTGATAGTCGGAATGCTCCCAACTGGCCGGTTCGGCATCAGGAAACTCGCGCTTGAACTGCTCTTTCGTCAGGAAGTCGGCAATGAAGGCGTATTCCCAATCGGAAGCGTCGGCCTCCATCGAGTTGACATCCCAATGCACCATGAGCGGATTGGGAATGCGCTTGATGTACGCCTCAAGATCGAAACTGTCCTCATGCGCGTAGTCGATGCCGATGCGGAAGAACCCGAAGCCGCCCGTGACCGCGTGGTCAATCGCGGTGTCATAGGCCACATCTGCGTTACTCTTGCGCTCGATGGACCGGGTAAGTCCCTGAATGACCTCCGCCGTGTCCTCGTCCGCCCCGTTATCGACCGGCGAGACCTTGATGCCGGGCTTGTTCTGGCGGGCGTCGTTGACAACCTGGCGAATGAACGCCGGTAGCTTGTTGATCGTCAGGCATGGGCGGTTTTCTAGTTCGCGCAGTCGCTTAATATCGTCCGGCCATTGCTCAGACAGGCGGGCGAAGCGGATGTCCTCATGCGCGGCCTGACGGTTGTAGTCAGAGCTGGCTTCCGATTCCTGATACCGTTCCAGCGCACCCTTGATGATGTCGTCCATTAGAACCCCTTGTAGGGCGGGTAAAAGTTCATCGCGATACTCGGCGACCGAAGGCGGGCGGCCCTTGTCGCTTCCGGTATTGAGTCATATCCCTGCATGATGCGCCCCGTTTCAGGATCAACAGCCATTCCGCCCTCTGGCATGCTGCCGGGGACCATGCCGTTTGCAAGCAGATAAGAGACCGCTTGGTCTTCCCCCATTTGCTGCCCGTTGTAGATGGTCGGAACATTGGTGGGACGCCCTTGATTGAGGCGTGGGTCCAGAACCGTTGCAGTGCGCTCCGTTGAATAGGACCCATCTGGATTGGCGATGACCGGACGCCCCTCACTCGTCTCGCCAACAACTTGATCGCCAAGCGGCCCCAACCCTCCACCAGAGCGCCCCAGTAGCATGTCTGTCAGCAAGCGGTTTAGATCGCCCATTATTCCGCCGCCATCCTCTCGCGCTCGCCCTCGATGATCTCCGTCACCGCGTCAGCGCCCTTGTCCATATCGGCCTGATTGCCGTCCGCGAAGTGATGCGCCTGCGCAATGATGCCGTCGTAGTTCTCCATCGCCGCGCCGTACTCTTGCCGCGCCTGTTCGTCCGTCAGGGTGCCGTTGAGCGCGAGCGTGGCGTACTGCGCCACCCGAACGCGGTGCATGGCATATCGCGCCGCCACCATCTTCTGATCGTGGGAGGGTCCGTACTTCATGCCGTTCTTCATCCCATCCATCCTCCTGCGCCCAGTGACGAAACCACCGGCGCTGTTTCTCTACGCTTCGGTATCGGCGCTGCGAACGTGAGCGCCACCGAGTCCCACCCATCGGGGGACCGAACGCCCCGACTCCGCATCTTCTCCTTGCTCTCAAGCAGAAGGCGTTGGTTCATGTCGTAACCGTAGGAGGGCGCACAAGCGTCAGCCTGCAATGCGTCATCGTCGGGGATATCGACCCCGGCAACATCGTCCAGCCACTCCTTGGACCGCTTCCACATCTCTGCGCGGCGGTTCTTTGGCCCCGGTTGCTTCGTGCCATCCGGCAGCAACACCTCCGGCTCCTGTGGCTCCGATCCGAAGTTCACCGGCACCACCAGCTTCTTGTACGGGTCACCCCACCCCTTGAGGATATCCACGACGCCAGCGCCCAAGCCGCCAACATCGACAAACACCACTGAGGGCTTGTCCGCGTCGATCACCTGCTTGACCCAGTTCGCGCCGGATACAGTGTCGATCTTCGACTTGCGTTCGACCTTCTCGACCTTCCGGCCACGTCGCCATGCAATCGAGAAATCGTCATCGCCAAACCGGGCCGGGTCCACGCCCAGCGCCAATTCACCGATCCCTTGAACTGTGTTCTTACGCGCCCTGACAACAGCAGCGGGCTTGATGTAGCTGTCATGCCCCGTCATCTGGAAGGCTTCAGCAGCCGTCGCCGGATACTCCTGCTTGAACAGCAATTCATCGTCCAGTTCGATGATCTTGGCCCGACGCCACGCCATCTGTTCCATCGTCAGGCTGTACGCCTCACGGTAGGCTTCATCCTCTTCCGTCAGCACGAGACCATCGGCGGGCTTCGTGTACTCTTCCTGCCAAAACCACGGAATGAACACGGCGATATATTCGCTGCGTCCGGTCTCCGCTTCCTGCCAACGCTTGTGGAAGAAGTTCCCGACACCGTTTGCGGTGCTTTCCAGGATAACTTCCGTATCGTCCATGTCCGGCACAGCCTGCAAGACGCCCGCCGCGTGTGTGTCGGCATGGGGCCAGAATGCGACCTCGGACCCATGAAACCGCTGGATCGTCTGCGACCGCCCTACGGCCTTGGTGCCAGCCGTGCCGACCTTGTAGCCGCTGTCTAGCTTGTCGAAGTCCAGTTCCTTGGCATTCGCAGCACCCGTGTGCGGCTTCACCGGCTTCGGACAATGCTCATGGTATCGAGTGACCATATTGAACAGGTTGTCCGTGGCCTCCTGCTCATGCGTCAGGATAAACACCCGCTGCCCGCGTCGATGTGTGACCGCGTGATAGAAGCGCCCGCCGATGTACGTGGAAACACCCTGCTGACGCCCCTTGAGGACCAACGCCCGAACGCGCCCCGTTTCCTTACGCTGCGCCTCCAACCTCTCGTGGAGATACTTCTGCGCCCGGTTCAGCTCCAGCGGCTCGACCGCGCCAGCCTTGGTCCTGATTTTTAAGCAGCGGGATGCGTAGTGCCTGAAATCATCCTTGAGGCGCTGGCGGATAGCCCTTTCTTCCGGCGTCATTCAAGTTCATCGAGCGTTTCTTCAAGCGTAACCGAATGGCCGATCTCGCTCTTGTCCCTCCAACCGAAGTTGTTCTTGAGATTGAAGATGACCCCAGTCACCTGACCCGCGTACAAACTCTGCTCTAGGGTCTGCTCGACCCGAAGACGCGCCCTTTTTACTGTGGGGGAAAACCCCTCATAGGCGGCGTATTCCGCAAGCGCCCCACGGTCCTCGAAGCCGAGGTGGTAGCACATGCCCGCGATGGTCGGCTTGTCATCGCCAAGCGTGACAAAGTAGTCATCGATCATCAATTGCATCTGCTCGGGCGTTTCGTACTTGCGCGGCCTCCCGCCCCTGTTCTCTGACATTCCCGTCTGCGGCTTTCGCCTACAGCCTCCTATTCCTCACCCATGACCAACTGATCCCCGTACTGCGCGATGATGCGGCAGTCGTAAAGGATCTCAGGAATGGGGCGTTGATCGTGTGCGATGGTCGCGTTGTCGCCGGTGATGGCAACCATCATAATGTGGTCTATCTCGTCCTGGTGGCGGTAGAGCCAGTTGATAATGGACTTGGCCGTCGGTGGTGCGTCTGTGTCCAGTTCGATGATGTCAGCCACGGGTCTTACTACCAACAAATCCGAAGGGAACCGTCTCGCGCTGGCGGTAGATACGATCACCCCGTGACGTGACCAGTCCCGTGTCTTCAGGATCGCGGTCGTCTTCCCATACCTCGTCAGCGGTCATGCCGGGGTCTTCATAGTCACCACCGATCCAGACTGCGCGAGTTCGGTACTTCATGACCACTCCTATTGAATCCGCCCGCTCACCCCTCGCTCTACCATTCGGCGGGAGAGAGAGACCGCCGTTGTTATGGGATGCTGTTGGGGGTGGCGGGCGAAACGAGAAACGGCAGAACAGCCGTAGCCATCCTGCCGTGTCGCATGATCGTAACCATGCGGGGGATTAACTGGTGGAGCCGGGCGGAATTGAACCGCCGTATGGCAGAGGCGTATCGGGTACTCCGGCCTTACGGCTTACATGACCCAACTGAGGCGCTTACCCGTTCCCTGTCAGCCCCAATGAAATAGCGCCCGACCGACGAACCGTGGGCGCACGAAACCATCATGGAATAATCAGATTGTACGGCTCACTAGACACCGTGTCAACGGGTAATTTACAGGGTGTCAAGTTGGCGGGGTGGGGGCAAAGCTTTCTTGGTCGTCATCCCAGACCTGGCCCCTCCACGCCCGCCACAGGTGCTTGAGCACCCGTTTCTCAGTATAGCGCCTTGCCGCTTTGTCGGCTCGCGCTTTCGTCCACTTACCATCTCCCGCCTCGACCCGCGCCATGTAGTCGGATTTCTTCGCGTGATAAACCTCGCCGTATGGGCCAAGCGGCTTGATGAACTCGCCGGTTTCCTCATCGACGCGGGACAATTGCGCCTTGAACAGTGAGTCCATTGCTTGCCACGACACCGACCGGCGCGACGGATTATAGCCCTCGCCAATCCAGCGCATCTTCATCTCCGCCTTGTCTGATGTTTTATCGGGCGCGCCCTGTCGTTTGCCCCACTCATTCACCGCCAATCCGAGGCGCTTCCACACCTTACCTGGGTTGGCGTAGTTATCGAGATTGCCAGTCTCACCGATAATCATGGCGAGGGACTTGGCCCCGAGGCCCTTCACGTCCTTGGCCCACGCATCCCAGACTGGCAACTGCTTGCCTAGTTTCTCTAGTGCCTTATCGTGTTCCTTGATTGCCGATTCAAACGGCGCAACACCGCCAAGGGTGATTGCGATGAGACCTGAGACAGCATCGAACGCTTCTTGATCAACACCATCCATCTTACCTTTCTCAACGGCGGCAATCAGTGAATCGGATTGCTTCTCGATCTTCTTGCGGTCCTTTTCTTCATCGAACGTCGAGTAGCCATAGACGTTGAACCGGATAAATGATCCGAGCTGCAAGCGGATACTGTTCTTGACCTTGATAAGATAAAGGCGGCGGCGGTGGTGCGCGCGCATCTCGTCACAAAGGTCTTCAAGGGCGGGGGAGGCACCAGCCTGATGGGTGTCGGGTATGCAGTGGCCTCCCCCTTCGGCGGCATGCGAGACTCCGCCGAAATCTTCATTCTCTCTCATTGTCTTCTCCTGTTAATGGGTGGGGCAAGCGGCCCTTGGATAACACTTGAACTTTGGCCCCACCCTCCCTTGCGGGATGGTTTGCGGGAGACACTAGACGCATGGGTGTCAGACAGCCCCTGGCCTCCCGCACCCCTTTCGGGGAACTAAACCTGTGTCTGGTTGTCGATCCGCTTCATCAATTTCTCCGCAGATTCTTCCGTCCAGAAGTCAGAACACGGCTTGCTGCCCGGCGGCATCGGATGCGCCAGCGCGTCGAATATCTTGGACTTCTTGGCATGACGTACTGAAAGGGTCTGCAACTGATCCTTGGTCAACGTCCCGACCTTGCCGAACTCGGTGTCCCAATCCAGCAATGACCCGTAAACTTGAGACACCATGCGAATGGCTGATTTTCTCGGGCCGGGGGATGGTTTGGGCGGGACACGTCCACAATGGGTATCAGTAATGCCCTGGTCCCGCCCTGCCACGTCCCGGAGGTACGCGGCAATCCTGTCATCGCGTGTCGGGGAGAACAGTTCCCACAACAGCGTTGCGTCTTTCCTCACCATATCAGTGAACAGCTTTTGCGCCCGCTCGAAGCTCTGACCTGATTGCCCAATGGCGTCCTTCGCCACGAGCATCAGACGTTCATCTACGGGCTTAAACCCCGCTGCACCAAATGCTTCTTTCATTGCTGTTGCACCCATCACGCCACCGCCCTCTCACCCGCGTTGAACAGCTTGTCGAGGATCTCCAGACCGTCCAGTAGGTGCTTATCGGATCGGCGCTTGCGGGCGTGAAACAGCATTGACGGATAGCGGCTGTAGACCGCCGCATTGTCCACCGCGTCCTTGATGGCGCGTGAGTGTGATGCCAGCAGGTTTGCAGCCTCCCAGTAGTCGCGCTCGCATTTCTCCATCGCCGCTTCGGACAGTTCGGGGCTGCCGTCGCTTGTCCCCGGCGTGGTCCTGCCGAATACCCGCCCGTATAGTTCCGCGTACTTCACGCCAGCGTCATGCCTTGACTGGTCGATGAACTCCCGCGCCCATAGCGCACCAAGGGGATACGCGCCCCGCTGTTCGTCGCCGTTGGCAATGGAACCGATCTTCGCCTTACGCATAGCTTCTTCCTGTTGGTGTACGATTTGCAGCATGATGTCCTTTCTCGGTCTTCCTCGTTTAGCCATCTTCATTGCCTTCCCATGCCTTGAGGGCGGCGCGGGCCTTTGCGGCGCACGTGAACCCACACCCCGGCGCGTTACAGCCGAACTCCTCAATCTCGCGCAGCGCACCAACCAACCGCGCTATCTCTGCCTGTTGTGCTTCGAGGGCGGCGGCAAGAGCGTCCATCAACGAAGTGTCCGAACCCCATCCGATGCGCTCGCCAAGCTGGAGTGCCGCAGACATATTCCTCGCCCGCCCCACCAGTTCCGCTATGTCTGACTTGGTGATCATGGTATCCACCTCCATATCCGCACCGGCCATAGGGCCAGCGTCTTCAGGTATTCGAGTGCGCCCGCATCGGGTTCCCTGACGATATGGTACAGGGCAGCGATCAGGCCCATCAGGGCGTAAGCGAATAGTGCGTAGGTCATTGTCATCAATCCTCTATAGTCTTGACCCTTGGTGATTCCCTGAGCGAAGGCATAGTACGGCCCTAGACCGTTACCAGCCTCCGCGTGAAGTCTTGACCCTCGGAGCCAATCCCTTCGCTTGTGGCCCCCACGATGCCGACAGTGGCCCATGAGGTTGGCGGCTGCTTATCGGGTGTCTGTCCCCGATGAGTGCGGCGCTCCGCCTTTCGTACTCGCCTGCCCGGTTATGCACTCGCCCCTGGTACCGGATTGAACAGCACGCCCCAGCGTCACATCCCGCCGACGTGCTGCCTTTGAGATCACCGCAGGTTCACCACCTTCCGATCCGTCATAATCTCCTGTACCCGGTCCCAACGCGCGGCCATCTCGCGGCGCTCGTCGTCTTCAAGGTCCATGAACCGGCCTTTGTTCAGCCACGTTCTCGGGTGCGGGATGAAGCACAATGCCGTGTCCTGCTCGTTCCACTGCCAGCGGGAAGCCTTCATGGCCTCGACCAACTCTTGCGGCGTGGCTTGCAAGTGCAGCTTGTGACGGTTGCCGTCCGGGTCCACTGATGTGGTCTCGATGCCGCCGTTGGTGATGCCGTTGAACAGCGCCATACATGTGGGCTTGTCGATCTTACGGCCTGGCGGGCAGACGGCCCAGAAGTCATTGAATGTCATGCTGCCGACCCCTTGTATATCATGAAGTCGGTCTTTTTCTGGCCGCGCACCCACTTCATGCGTTTCTTGACATTGTGACGGTCACAGTAGACATCACCGTCTGCCGTGGGAAGACCGCAGAATCGATGCTCGGACGGCTTTACCTTGTGTGGTGTCGTTGCCCACCGGCATTCATTGTGGCCGAGGTCGGATAGGTGGCGACCAAGACTGTCCAATAGCGCGATTCGCTTTCTGGATTCATGGTAAGCGATAGCAGCGGGGATGCAGGCTGCGGCTTTCTCTGGGTCCTTTGTCCCCGTCGCTCTGCTGTATTCCTTGCCGTCATCATACCACCGGATCGACAGATACCCATCCCGCGAGCTACGGTGTATGCGATATGTCGGTTCCTTGTCGACCACGCGGTTTGTCTTTTGGCCCAACCCAAGACGCTTCGCCTTGCCGATCACGGCATTCTTGGACACGCCGATAGCGTTGCCAATCTCAGATGTTGTTAGGTCGCTTCGCCATAACTGACGAAGTGATGCGACACGAGTATCAGTCCAATCAGTCACGGTCCCTCCACGTCATCAGAAACGAGAATTGTCCGGGATATCCCGATAGCGGTTTCATCTCAGCACCCATCGCGTAGCAGCACGCGGCAAAGGCCGGGCAGCGACACGCGGCGATGATGTTGGGGGCGAAGATGGCGTTCACGCGCCCGCCTCCAGCATGTCCTTGACCAACAGCCTGAGGGATCGCCAGTGGCCGGTCTTACACCCCGGCTCCGCCTTGGCGTATCGCTCCTGCTTGCGTTCGTATTCCTGGATTAGGCGGCGTTGTTCGTCGGTCATATCGGCCATACCTCCACCGTTACGCCTTCATGCGCGGCCCACTCGATGGTGCCGCGTTCGATTAGTGAGTCGTCCTCAATCACCCCCGACTTCACGAGGTAGTCGGTCAGCGCCTTTTCGAAGTTGAACACATCACGCTTCCGAGCATCCGGGCGTCCAAACTTGTAGTGAACCTCGCACTTGCCCACGACGGGCTTGAAGTCCTGCTGTAGCAACGCGCAGTCCGCCTCGTTGATCCATTCCCGGTAGCGCCGTGACTTGAACCGGCGGTCCTTGCCGGGGAACAGGCCATTGACTGACGGTGGGAATGGAAGCCAGAGGGAGACGGAGTGCATTATGCGGCATCCCCTGCGAATAGCCCCTGCTGCCGTTCCTTGGCGTTCGCCAGGTTCTTCACGGCCTGCCGGAAATATGACTCCTTCAGTTCAAATCCAACGCCCTTGCGGCCCATCTCAATGGCTGAATAAACCTCGGATCCGATACCAAGGAACGGCGTTAAGACGGTCTCACCTGGATTGCTCCAGAGATCGATGCACCGCTCGATCACGTCGAGTTGAAGGGGCGAGATATGTACCTCGTCGCGCTCGTCACGGGCGGTTCGGAATTGCAGGGTGCGAGTCTGGTCAATGTCCATCCAGACCGGCGAGGCGTACCGCTGCCAAACCTCGATGCTGTACCAGTTCCGACCATCGGTCGGCGTCGTGTACTTTGACCTGTCCGGCTCATTCGTGCCGACGTATCGGTCAAAGCATCCGGCGACCGGATCTGGGTTCTCGCCGGGCTTGCGGAACGAGACGATATAATCAGCCAGCCCCTGCCCGCTGATCGTGCTGTCTTTCACAATCTGCTTATGCAGAAGCCGGATCGACTTCGTGCGTTGCTGCGCGACCACAGGATCCTTCCAGATGCAAACCTCGGAATGGAAAATCCACCCATCCGCCTCGAATGCGCGGATCACCTCGCCCCGGAAGTCCCGCATACCGATATAGCCATGCCTGATCTTACTGGTGGGCAATTGCATGACATGGACGGCGTGAATGCGGCCCGGCATCGTGACTCGGTGCAACTCACGGATCAGGAATCCATAGTGTTTCCAGAATTCCGCCCCCTCGCTGTTGCTAAGGTCGCGCTCACTCGACGAAAACTTGTAAAGACCCTCGAACGGCGGCGAGTGAATGCCGAAGTGAATGCTGCTATCGGGGATACCAGAAATCAATTCACAGCTATCGCCTTGATAAACTGCATAGTCGTCAGTAATGACCTGATTGATGGCCTTCATGCGGCGTTACTCCCCATCCATTCCGGCAAGGCCATATCGACCTGCGGCTCGTATTCCTCGCGATCCCGAACGAGACCGCGCACGTTCTCGGCGCTCAGTTCCGCCATATGCGCGACCATCGCTTGCGCCATGCGGTCGGCGTCGGATTCCTTACGTTTGATGTTTTGCAGAACCGCGCCCTCGATTTCGGACGCGATGAAATGCACATTGACGGGCTTGGTTTGGCCAAACCGCCAAAAGCGCCGAGTTGCCTGATAAATCTGCTCGAAGCTGTCGCTGAGACCGACGAACCCGGTATCGCAACAATGCTGCCAGTTCATGCCGAAACCGGCGATTGATGGTTTGGTCACGAGTACGCGAATGCGGCCCTCAGAGAAGTCGATCAGCTTGCGTTCTTTCTCGGAATCCTTATCGGATCCGCGAACCTCGACGGCATCAGGAATGGCGGCAGCAAGTGCCTCACTTTCCGAATTGAGGTTGCACCACCATACGAACGGTCGATCAGCAGGGGTAACTGACGCGGCTTGCGCCACTCGATCGGCGACGGTCTCGCGCCTCGCGGCGATCCGCTCGGATAGTGTCTCGGCCTGCATCGGGAACAGATGCCCGGTCTCAATGCTCGGCCCGTCATTACTCTGCACGATATGCAGATGCCGCTTCATCGGCGGCAGATCGTAGCCGTCCTGATCGAATCCAAGATCACGAGGATGCCGGATCATTACCGACCAAGACGCCATCCATCGCCAGAAACGATCCTCTGCCCATCCCTTCAATCGCCATTTCTGCGTCTCGCCGCCATCGTGCGTAAAGAAAGAGGCCAGCATGTCGGTATAGGACATGACGCCAAGAAACTCGGCGTGATTGCCCAACTCCATGAAGTCGTTTGGGGCCGGGGTAGCCGTCGCCGCAAGCCGGAACGGAACCGTCGCACACTCCGCAATCAGCCGCGTGCGATAGTGACCGTCAGTGCTTTTGAGGATGCTGGATTCGTCAAGAACGACACCGCCAAACGCGGCCATATCGAAATGGTCCAGCTTCTGATAGTTCGTTACGTTGATACCAGGACCGCACTCGGATTGGTCGCGGACCATCCTGGCTTCAATACCGAATTTCGGGGCCTCGCTGCGGACCATCTGCGAAGACACGGCCAACGGCGTGAATAGCAAGATCGGATTGCCAGTATGACGGGCCACGTTGTCCGCCCACGTCAATTCCATGAGGGACTTGCCGAGGCCCGTACCAGCAAACAGCGCCGCCCGGCCACGCTTGAGCGACCAGCGGCTTAGGGCGGCCTGAAAATCAAATGCCTGATCGGGAACGATAGCATCACCATCGAACCCGGTAGGCGCGTCAACCTTCGCCTTGGATTGTATGAATTCGCTATACATCATCCCCTCCCCTGCGGCGGACAGGGGCTGGATTGACCTTCCCACCGCCCCGGTGAGAACATCAAAGACACCCTTTCATGGAGGTTAGAGACACGCATTGTCAGACGCCGCCGTGACGGGGCGTGTCGAACCCGCCGTCGTCGAGAATGTGGTGGTTATGTGGCTCACAGGGCAGCCAGTGGACGGATCGACCGTCAGCGCCCCATGCCTGAATAAAGGGGGCAGACCCCGAAGGGTCCGCCAGTTTGCTGGCGAGGGAGTCACCAGGGGAGGAAGGGTTGGGGGCGGTCCCTTGGGCAGAAGAAAAACCGCCCCCCATCGCCTGACGTTTTAAGGAGGCCAGTCCGCACCATGCGGTCGTCAGGTGAAGTGTGTTCATGCTTGCCTCTTGAGGAATGCGGGAATGGGATCGTCACCCAGGATGTCTTCAGGGGTGCGAGTGTCGATGTGCCGGGCTTCCACCGGCTGCGGGCTGGTACCCGACAAAGGATCACCCCCAATGTCGCCCTCTACCGGAGTAGCGCCATCGCAGCTTACCGGCGCGCTCGGCGTCAATTCGCCGGACTCGATAATCTCGCCCGTCTCCGGGTCGTGGTCGGTGTTCGGTGCGACAGACAAATTGTTTGTCGATCCCGACAGGGCGTCGAAGATCAACTGGTCCTCGTCCATCGTCTCGCGCAGCTTTTCGATAGTGTCGTTGGCGCGGGCCTTCACGATCCGCTTGACGGCACGAAGCTGCATGTTCGTGATTTCCGCGTTGGCCTTGATGACCGTGCAGATGTCCGCGATTTCCACGCGCAGGTCATTCTGGCGACGGAAGGCGTCTTCCAGTTCGGTGGCCATCTGCTTGAGGCGGTCGATCTTCATGCTTGCACCTTCTTTTGCGAGAGCCGCTCCACATCCGATTCGCTAACCTTGACGCCCAAGCGGTCGAGGACGGGGCGCAACTCGAACCAGCGCCAGTGCGGAATGCGGTTTTTCTCGGACCAGTTCTGCACCGTCGTCGGGTGCTTGTGGCCCAGCTCCCGCGCCAGTGCGGTAAGCCCGCCGCAGCGTTCAACGATGTCGGAAACGGTAGTGCATTTTGCCATGTGTAAATCTCCTGCCACCATCTATACGGTGATCGTACTGCGCCGTCAACAATAAAAATCTACGCCATCGGTATTTTTCTATTGACGCGGTGTTACGGCAATCGTATTGTGGCGCTATCAACACAGGAGAGAGACATGCAGGACAGCAAGCAGCACACGCCGGGGCCATGGATTGCGAAAGCAAGTCTTACGCGGTGGAACGTCACCACCAAGTGCGGCGAACGCACCTACAACATCTGCGACATCAACACTGATCGCATGGAGCAAGATGCCAACGCCCGCCTGATCGCCGCCGCGCCGGACCTGTTGGAGGCGTTGTGCGACCTCACTGAGACATTTTGGGGCATCGATCACGACGATAACGGCGACGGCCTTGATGAAGTCCCCACATGCATCGTCAACGCCCGCACCGCCATCGCCAAGGCACGGGGTGAGTGATGCACACCATCGACTTCACCTACACCCTCTGCGACGGCATCGACCTTCAGGTCTCCGCTGAGATACGCAGCGAGGGAGCGAATGCCTTCTACGTGTACGACTACGAATGCACGTTGAGCGGCGAGCCGGTCGATCCGTCGGCGCTGTCGATGCGCCCGTTTCGTGCAACCGAACTCAAGAGCGTGGATCAGGACATCAAGGACGCGGCGCTGGCCGAGTTCTTCGAGCAGGAGGCGGCGTGATGTCGTATCTCGACGCCCTCGCGATCCTCGCCAACGCCCAACACTTCCCCTCTGCCGTGCAGTTGATTGACGAGGCATGGGAAGTCGTCAGGCAGCACGAGCGCCGGGTTATCGAGCAACACGAACAGCCGGAAGCGGCTTAGGACAGGAGCGCAGGATGAGAGACATGTTTGAGAAACTTGGCGTGATGGCCGCTGTTGTCGCTGCCTTGGGCGGCATCTTCGGCCCGTTCCTGACGCACATCGTTTGGTGCATCGGGGCTGCGTCAGAGACCGGATCGGCAATCGCGTTGTTGATTGTTGGCGTGATCTTTCCGCCGCTCGGATGGTTGCATGGCCTTTGCCTGTGGTTCGGCTTCACCTGGATTTAGGAGCGCGTCATGAGTGAGTATACGAGAGAGTCGCTGGTCTGGAACGGCAACGAACTGACTTTCGCAAGCCAGCCGCTTGTCGGAGTCGCGGGTATCGGCACGAGCCAGCCAGACGAGATTGGCGCACGCCTCGCCGCCTTCAAGGGAGAAGGGTGATGGCGCTTAACGAAAAAGTCCTGTGTTGGGCGAATGGCGACCGTTGCCCCGGATGCGCTCACTATTGGGGCAAAGCTGACCAGTGCACCTATAAGCCGAAGCGGGGCTTCTGGATGGCCGTCAATTCCCTTGGTCGCTGGTTGCAAGACATCGCACGAGACCGGCTCTCCACCACCCCGGAGACAGAGCAATGACCCCCACCCCCGACATGGCCGTATACGACAGCCGCGCTGAAGACGACGCGAGAGAGAAGACGCGCCGCCGTGAGGCCGTTCTGTTCTGGGCCTTCATCCTGGCTGTGTTCGCCTTCGCCATGATCGGCATGCGGATTTGGGCCGACATGAACGTAACACCGTAGGAGAGAGATGATGAATGAATACGCACACCCGGATTCCTTTGGCTCGCTGCCAAGCGACCGTGTCGGAAAGAACATCGCCGCCGCGTTCGTCAAGGCGCAAGCCGCGATGACCAACCCGAAGAAGGACGCAGACAATCCGTTCTTCAAGTCCAAGTATGCCGATCTGACTTCGTGCTGGCTGGCGTGCAAGGCTGCGCTGGCGGCGAATGAGATTGCCGTCATGCAGGGTGTATTCGGGGACCGTCTCCGCACCACCCTTGTTCATTCGTCTGGCGAAACCATGTCGGACGAAGGTGTCCCACTCAACCCCGCCGGGGCGAAGGCCGTCATGCAAGGCTGGGGGTCGGCTATCACCTACGCCCGCCGCTTCGGACTGTGCGCGATGCTCGGCATGGCCCCGGAGGATGATGACGGCAACAGCCTGATCGACAATCACCCGATGGCCGACATGGAACCGGACGGTCCCGCCACCATCACCGGGGATCAGGCGAAGGAATTGAATGCCCTTGCCGACGAGGTAGGGGCCGACAAG